ACAACCGAAGCATCAAACTTTTTACCATCAGATCCAAAGGTGAATCTTGCAACTAATGTATCGAAAGAAGATGTACTACCAACTAAAGCATCGTCAGATGGACCTTGGAAACTTGTTGGTGCTAATACGTGGTTTTCAAATACATCTAGATCAATAGCTTTATTCCAAATTCTAAATTCATTTATAAGTCCAATAAATGGATTAGTTGCTGCGGGTATTACTGCATTCGCGTTTGATAAGGATCCAGGACTAGCGGAGCTAGAGTAAAGTAGAACCTGTCCGTATCTATTTGCTGCTATATAAGCCTTGCTACCACCATTTATCAACAAATACCACCAATCTACATCAGTCTCATTGATTGGTACATTACTAATTGTTTGTGATCCAACTGTTACAGTCTGTGCAACTGGGTTGAATGTGACCGACATTGGTCCACTCATTAATCCATAACTAACAGATGATGTGAGTATGGAGGTATCTGGCCTAAACCTTAATTCTAGTGCTGTTGCAGATGTTATGTTTGGTATTGTTACTTGATAACTTCCGCTTATTTTTAATCCATAGTAGAATTGATCATATTCTTCTTGTGTTGCTGAGAAGTATGTTGGTTCTGGACCACCAAATTCTCTAACTCTTAGTATTGTGCTTGGTATACCGTAACAGTTTATCAAAGCTCTGATACCTCTTGCAGTTCCTTTGGTCTTTAACAGATAAGGTAAATTTGCAATTATTCTTTTCCAAACCTCCTTTGTTCTATCTTCCACCGAAGCAGCATATGTTGGTGATTGTAGTGCTCCATCTCTAGTGGTACCTAAGAAATATGACCAAAGATCATTAAGCACTGCACCGTTTTCAGCATTTAGACCTAAACTTTGTCCAACAGAGTAAACTAGATCTTTAGCAAATCCTTCTGTTAAGGATTCATATCTTTTATTAATATACGTTAGTTGATTTACATATGCGTATATCAGATCAAAATAATGACCAATCATATCAACAAATAATATGTATTGATCATTACTTGGGTCAACATAAACATGCTCTGGTACCATCTTCCTAAGCGAGTTCATGTTGTTTAAATCATACATACTTGCAGAAGACACAATACCATTAAACCAAGACTGTGCTTCTGACGATGTAACAGAGTAATTTACGTATGGTTTACTGCTGTTTTGTTTTGGCCAGGTTGTTGGATAAAATTCACCATACGAATTTGTTACATATGACGAACTCTCATAAAAAATATACTTTTCATAAGTATCAAAACCACCTAACAATGCGTTTTTCTTGGTCTTTGCATCAAGTATATTTGCCACATATTCAGCAGATGCTGTTAATGCTGAATTTCCGCTGCCATTATAAGATTGTGATAATGTATATATCCTAGAATCATAATACTCTAGGAGCTCCATTTTGTATTGGAAGTTTCTTAATCTCTCTTCTGCGGATCCAAAATGTATGAAATTTTCAAATTGTCTAAAGTCAATATTCAACTCTACACCTTCGATTAACGATCCACTAAATAGTTTGTTTATGACACTTAGGGACGTGTCTGTATTTGTAGATAATACATCATTCCAGTCTTTATAATCTGAAACGTTGTTTGTTGTATTTTGTGTAGCTATGTCAAAATTTGGACCAGCTATTGTTGTTACATTTAACTGTCGTGCAGGTGGTATAACTGTTACACCATCCTTTATTGGTTGAGACACTTCTTGTGCTACCCAAATTAAATCATCTACCTGTAAATCTGGTGGTAGTGGTGATGTTAATTTGAAAATGATACTAAAAGGTGCATTTGGAAATGTAAAAGGATCTTGTACATAATCAAATACCTTAAAGTATGTGAAGTTGTCCTTGAAGACATATAGATTTGGAAGAACTTCTTTCTTATCAACTTGAAAAAACCCAAATTGAAAAAAGTCTTCAAAATTGTTGTTAATATTTTCCAGTATTCTAACTGGGGTTACTCTAATCTCTAATCGATCGGTAGATACCTCTTGTATAACAAGTTTATCTCCATCTGCAGATCCTAAGTAATTTCTAAGAAATTTTGCTGTTACATTGTATCTACCTGATAGATAGCTTTGATTTCTTAACGCAGCTTCAACATCTATACTAATAGTATAATCTTGTCTACTATAATTTCTAGCTCTAAATACAGTTTCTAAATAATCATTTGTAAAATTGTATATGTCTAGTAATATTGCATCATTTGGATACACGCCAAGTTGTGGTGGCATTGTACCAAATATTGATACGCTACTTGCTGGATCGTACGTTGTTGTAAAATTAGATAATGTAGGCATTTGATATAAATATCAATCTATTTTATTTATGATTAACCTTGCTCAGATTCAGCTATTGGTGCTTCAGCTGATCCGGATGTTTCAGTTCCACTAAATTGTGTTCCTTGTGGTTGCTCTGGAGTTGGATCGGGAATTGGTACACCTGATCCGGTGTTCAGTGTATATGGATTTGTTTGACCATATAATACAGCTATATCCGCCACTGATATAGGTGATGGTATATTGTTTAATGACTGTATTTGTGGTATTGTTGATAAACTATACTTGTAAGTTAAATTACCTATATCGTAGGAGGTTGGTTGAACTGAATTGTACTCATTGTGGTTATTTAATCTTTGCAACTCTTGAAACCAAACACTTCCAGTAAGATTAACCTCATAAGTATTGTAGTCTTCTGATATCTGTACAACATCTGGGTGTAAGGATAGATGGGTTGCTGTTACACCACATCTTGGATTACCATATTCTGTTAACTTGTCTCCTGCTTGACCTCTAGTAAAATAATCATAATACAGTGTTTGTTTATTCCAGTTTTTAACTTTTGGATTGGAATCATACAAAGCCTCCGATGTGTGATTGAAAATAATATTTACTCTAATTGATCTTGTTCCTCTAGGAACTACAACATTTTTTTGTATGCCAAAGAATGCCGCTGCACCTCTGTCATAGCGTGATCCGACTATACCATCAATATACCACAATGGTATTCTAGTTTCACCATATTGCTCAAGGAAAGATCTATTAAAACCATATCTTTCTATAGCTTCTTCTTTAGCCTCTCGGTCACTAGGTTTTTTTGTAATTAATTTGACTCCCGAGTTTCTTCTTGCAACCTCCCACTCACTATCAATAAGACCATAGTGATATTTTTGTACCCATTCAGCATGTGTATCTTTTACTTGTTTAGATGGGTCATCTACACCTCTGATTGCGTCTATTGTTGTAAATGACTGGCTATAAAAGTAGAACTCCTGATCTGATGCGTCAGTGCACCAACCATATAAATTACCAATATAATATGGCATGAAAAACTTTTCTTTAACTGCCCATATATCTCTTTCAGTTGGTCCTTGTATAGTCTCACTACTAATAACCTCACCATTAATGGATAGGAAGTCTAATCTAATATCAGTTTTGTCATATGTGACTGGTGTTAGTTTAATCTTTGTTCCTTTTTTAATTTTTACTGCAAATTTATCTCTGCTACCATCATTGTAGCTACCAATTGCATTTGTGTATTGTGCTGCGTTTGGTAGTAATGGTATCAATGCTGGTTTGTCTGTTAATGATCCAACTTTGTAGTTATACAAACTAACTGGTATGGTATTTTCTTCAACCACTGCTCCCGTGTTAGCATCCTCGTACTCTAATTTGTAACCAGAAATACCAATACCAACATAGGCAAAGAAGTGTGCAACTAACTTATCAATACCATAGTATTCACCATCAATCATACCTGATATATCATTAACTTGTATATCCTGGTACGCTATGCTCTTTGCTTTACCACCAAAAACTGAAAACTTTATCTTGTCTCTTGTTATGTATGTTTTTGTTTTGTTGACTATATTTCCTAATGTGTATAGTGACCCATTTTTATTGTATGTGTCAATATAATCCCAACTTGGGAAAAAGCTGTCTTGTGGACCAGTGATTCTAACACCATTTTGTATGGCTCCATCAGTTGGTACTAAGCATGGATGAAAATTTTTAATAATCCACTTGTTATATTGGCCCAGTTGGTTTTGTGCAAAGTTGAATTGACTTGCATCTTGTGTTTTACTAAACCATTCTGCTAACGTTGTTTCATTACCATAGGATGAGAAATAAAAGTCGTCTGGGTATGGTGATGTGAATGTTACTTCGTATAGCTGTTGTGGTATACTTGCTTGATTTCTATTTTGATTAGATAGTGTTTTTACTGCTATATCGCTATCAGTTGTCCACTCACTAGTTCCCTGCTCTCCCGAGCCATTTATTAATAAGTTCTTGTAGAGATATGGGTGATATTTGCGATTAACAACATCTATTGTTAGTGGTTCAGATATTGTTGTTCCAAACCGATTACTAGCTTCTAGTTCGTATAAACCTGATATATCCCTTGTACAAGATTCACTTGTTATTTGTAATAAACTTGTGCCTCTGAGATTATTTTGGCTGCTATACTCGTACAACACTGCACCATCTCTTTTCCAGATATATGTTAGGTTACTATCATCTGTTATGCTAAAAAGGTTTGTTGGATCAACAGCCTTTAAATTTACTTGAAAGGCAGTTCCTTCCAACATACCCACAACATTACCTGATTGTCTTATTCTTTTGAGTGTGTAATCTGCTGGACTACTATATTCAGATATCCATGTAAACTGTTCAAATTTTTCTACCGGTGTCTGTATGAATAGAGGTGTCTTCTGAGTTTTTGGATACAATCTAAACTCAGTGTTATACTTTTGATTCTTATCTCTTACAAAATTTAAGCTTCCTGTTAACATTAGTATTCATTTAAGACATTATCAGTGTATTTGTAAATAAAGTAATATATTTTCCTTTTACTTGGTATTACTATTACACTTGGTGTATTAATTGTTCCATCAATAACAACCGATTGTAGTTTTACTCGATCCAAACTTTTGCCGGATGTTCTAATTATATAATCAATTCCGGTACCGGTACTAGTCCCTGCTCCAGTTGGTGATAAAGTTGGATATGTTGATGTATATCCTTGTTCCACTTTTGTACGCAAATCTTTTTCAGCACCGTTTACAGATACTACCCACGTAAACTGTCCATCAACAAGATATTTTAATTCTGCGTTTTGTTTAGCTCTTGTCTCATAGAACTGACCAGCATCTTGTGTAGATGATGATCCAGAATATAGTCTTTTTTGTTCATATATTGACTCACTTGTAAATATAAAACGATCACTTAAATTGAGCTTACTGTCTGCAGGACTGTATTGTAGGTTGGTTCCAGCTGACCATGATGATGAAAAATCATTGTTGTATATAAAATGTTGTGATGCTCTCATGTTCGGCACATATCCAAAAGTTGATAATAGTGAACTTCGATCTACTTTCTCCAACAATCTATAGTAATACTGCACATTTCCAGCACTACTTTTTAATGTGCGCCAATCTTGTAGTAGCGTATCTTTTCGTTCTGGTATAGTTAATGATGATAAGGATTCTGTTGTAGCTATACCATAATCTTCCCCAGTTAAGTTTAGGGTGAAGCCCATCTTTTTTAGGTACTGATACTTAGCTATGGATGATGTACTAAATGTTAGTGGTACTTCTGTTACTAGATTGTTTGTATACTTTATCACGTTAGACTCAATATTACCAATAACTTGAGCCAAATTGGATCCAAATAAATCTCCAGAAGATGAGTTGTATATAACAACATAATCTGCTGTTGGTGTTTGTCCAAATTGGAAATCCTGATTAGTACTGAGAGCGTACGGCTGCCAGATGGATGATGTAAAATTTAAAGGCTCCGGAAAAGGTTCTGTGTGAGCTTTTTTATATCTATAAGTTGTCACTGTCGTTCTTGATGCAACACCTCCCTGTGCTTTATTAAACTCACTATTATTAGGTACCCCAAATGGTAGATTGTATCTGTTTGCTATATCAACACCAATAATCTCATACTCATAATCTGATATAGATCCTAAATAAGTTCCTATCTCTGATGTTATAGTTGTACCAATTTCTAGTTCTGGATACTGCTGTACTTGATCTATTGGTGCAAGTATTGTTTTTGTGTAATAGTCTGTTTTTGCAGTTGATGTTGGCTCCAAAGGAAATAATACAAGATTAAATCCGGTTGCCATTGCTCTTGGTTGACCTAGCTGTGTTGCATATCTAAATGGTTCCTCTTTTGGTATATTTAAGATTGTTTGATTATACCAATCAATAGATAAATGATTACCGGAGGCTGGGTCAGTTGCAAAATCTGTTGGTGTTGATGGCCAGTGAAGTGGTAATTGTATCCAATCCCATGGAACATACTCAAAACACTCATCACTATTATCAACGTGATCTTTATTAATTACTGATAAGACGTCGTGAAAAGCTTCAAAGTATAAATTAATTCGAATCTTATTAGTTCTAAAATTCAGTTTATCAATAACCAATCTATTAAATTGTGAATATTGTCCATAGGTTGGTACAAACTTTTCACTTGGATATAATAATCCTGCTTGTATTGCATTAATAATTTTAACCTCATTTCCAAAAGCCGGTACATTGACAGCTCCAGGAATCCCTGCTGCTATATCATATGGTCCACTTGTATTTCGAAGTGTGTTGGTCCAAGGATCATACATAACATATCCTGGATATGACTGTCCATTAATTGTGCTTAGTAGTGGTGTTTCATTGTCATATTCTGTTATTACCACTTTTACCTCTTCACTTATTAAAGGTACACCGGCCAATAGTACATTTATAATATCAAGTCTTGGCCTGCTTGGTAGCAATGCAAACTTTGAGGATCTCTTTGTTATCAATGCGTTTAATAGTGTTGCTCTAAACTTACTAATAGCATTACCTATATAACAACCAAATATAGCACGAACACCATCAATACCATATATAGATCCTTGTATGTAATCTTGTACATTGGTTAAGTCAACATCGTATGATGCGTTAATGATGGATTTACCATCTTTAGCTTTGTATTTGAATCTTTCTCTTGTAAAATAGTAACCTTCCTGGAGTAGATCTTGTGCAAAATTACTATTTCTTACATGGTAAGTGTTAATATGATATGGTCTTGGGTACATCATATCTTTACTGTATCCAAATAGATCAACACTCCAAGGCTGACTAAAATTCTTAAAATCAGTATTACTTAACCTATCAACAAGTAGCTCTTGGTCTGGTGAAGACCATCCATCCGTTCCATCTTTACCGTATGGATTTGTTATTATGTTTTTGTAGAAACTATCCTCAATATCTGGATTATAAACTTCAAGTGTAATTTGTTCAGATTCTGTTGATCCTATATCATTTGACACAATGCAGACATAGGTTCCAGTGAATTTAGGTGATACATTTGTGAATGCTAGTTCTTCACCATACTGTCCTTGTACTCTAACCGCACTGTTTGGTCTTAATTGATCCTCATCTAATGTAATGTCTGTGCCATCTTTTTGCCACAAATATACTAACTTGGTTTGGTCATTGTAAATAGTAGGTACTCCATTTTCAATATTGTAAATGGGTGGCTGTTGTGCTTTGAGCTTAAATGTAAAATTTGTACCAACTGCCACTTTTACCACACCCTGAGCATCTATGAATAGATTTTGTTTGCCAGGGTCGTTGAACTGAATTGGTTTGATTTGTGGTGTGCTACTATTGTAAATGGATGTTGATATAAATGGTATAGCATTTATTCTCTCCGGAAGTAGTACGTAGCTTGTTGTATTTTCGTCTATACTGGATGTCGACAGTGAATCAACACTTCCTGTTATAAGTGCCGGAACATTGTCATTAAGATCAGCAAGCAGTCTTCCATCTAATGTTCTCATTTAACAACTTTAAATATGTAATTGTTATCGTAGTACTCTTCAGTACCATCCTTCTCTACTTTGAAAAGTAGCTTGTAATATCTTTCTGGGTGTAACCCATCTAACCAAAGTTTTACAAAATTCCCACTGGAATCGCAGCTAACTTTTGTGTAGGTATCATCAAATGGTATAACCGTTTCTTGTGTGTCTGCGTGTTGAACACTGTAGTAAAATGAGGATGATGGTAAATAATTAACCGTTAAGTAATTACTTTGAGTTGCAAATGTTATTTGAGGAAACTTCTCTCTAACACCAACGTCTATTCTAATCTTTGAGGTTTCTTTATATGCCTGCTTTAAGTTCTTTGGATAAACTAAAATAGCTTTATTTGCTGTTGGCTGTGTTAACGAACCTGTTGTAAAGGTTGCGTCTTCCCAAGCCACTTCCAGTTTTGGTTGATAAATTGTGTGACTATCACATGAAAAATACTTTAGTATTGTGAATCGATCTGTACTATTTTCATCCTCTTGTGATTTTTTAATTAAAAAGCCATTATTTGGTATAGTACCATTTAACCAAGCACTAACAATGCTCGTAACATCTATTCTGATGTCTGTTGAAGAGTAATTGTAGCTTTGTGTACAATTGTAGTTTGTGTACCATGTACCACCACCTGATACGAGTGATGTACTACCAGTTGTATTTGCTACAAAAGAAGATGTTAACCATTCAACAGAGCTTAGTGATGAGTTGGATCTGTTTGTCCAACTTGATCCATAAGTTGTTTCTGGTTTGTTGTTATACTTTCCAATACCAGATACCCAACTTTGTGATACTGGGAATGCTTGTATTGTGTAAGTAGTTGGTACCTCTTGTGCTTCTACTGTATAGAGATTTAAGTAATACTTAGCATTTGTTATTTCACCTGCGGCTACAGATTGTGATATTGTTGTTAGATCAAAAGACAACAACGCTCTATTGTTATAGACTCCTGATGGTAATACAACTTTTGATAGATCTATTACGCTATCTAGACCAGTATTCCTTTCTGAATACTGCTCATACATTGTATTATCATATGTTCCAAATATACTGTGTATCATAATTAAAATCCTGAGAGTCTTACTTTAATATCTTCGTCTGGGTACCTTACTTCAAAGATGCTTGCATCATAGCTCGGGTATACTACTCCATTTTTAGTTGCATTTTTTATATCATACATTACATTAGAGTAGCCAAGCACTTCATTGTATAGGTTTGTGAATTTTATACCGCTAATTGCTTGTACACCTCTTATCTGCATCACCTTAGCATATATGTCACTATACAATATAGGCTCATTTATTTGCCATCTATCAGTATCAAAATGCTCTTTTAGTCCTTTTAGCACATTGGCAATAACTTCATTACCATTATATCCTGGATAAGCTATTATTGACAAATTAACACCTATGTTTATGATAAACGCATCTCTAATGTTAATGCTATCTGTTAACATTCTATACTGGCTAAGATAATTTTTTAAATTTTCTTTCACAGTACCATTAACTCTTGTTAATCTCTTTTCTGCATCGTAACCTAAAACATACATATTCAATCCTAGTGGATTCTTAATTTTGTCATTTACTTCGACAGTTGACAAGTTTTCTTGTTCGTCCGGTGTAATGTATGCTTTAGAAACACTGCCAAACGATGCTGGCATTGCGTATGCTCGTAATATGTAATCTTCTCTTGTTACAGCACGCTGCTGTGACATGAATTGGGCTAGAGTATTTTGTCTTATTTCCTCTATAGTTTCTTGTGATCGACCACCAGTAGCTGCTACTGAATTATTTACTGCTAATGAGTTTAATATCACATTGTTTAATGTTGGTGTTCCACTTGGTAGTGTGTTTGTTACAACTCTGTCAACAATGTCTGTTATGGTATTTGATGGTACATTGGATGCAACACCTCCTCCAGTTAAGTAGGTTACTGTTAATGTTGTGTTTGCCGGTGCTTGTCCATAAGCTGATGTGAATATTGGACTAACTGAATCAAAGTCAATATCTGTATTTTCGATACCTGTTGGTAAAGATAATGCTATGTTTTCTGGTGTTGGTAATAATTCCTCGCCAGGTGACGTGCTTATACCAGATCCAAATTGTAATTCTAAACCATCTTCTACAACTCTACTAACAAATCTACGTGGTACTCTTAACAATCTTAATAAGTAAGGATTGTCTTGTGTAGTTACATAGTTGTCTGGATTGTTGTAGGCAACATTTTCTACTTTCTGAAAAACTGTGTCCTGTGCTAAATATGGTACTTCTGTCCAAACATTGTTATCAGAATCCACTACTGATTGTACACCTATTAAGTTCTCTGCTTCTAGTTTTATCTTGTCAAACTTTTTAGGTGTAGTAAAAGTAAAATTTGCTGTTGTTTGTGTTGCTGATATTGCTTTGTATGTTTTTTTCACTAAATAATACTCCACAGCTCCCGTTCCACTATTGATTTGTGCTACGGTTACAGTTCTTGGTGAATTATAATCATCTACACTAAAATCAACACTTTCTTGTATAATAAATTCTGTGTTGTTATATGTGCTTTTAACAACCATTCCCGCCTGCAATCTTAAAGCATAATCATAATCTGGTTCTGTGTTTGCTCCTGAGCCTGTTGGTGGTAGATACTGAAAAACATCAATATCCACTAAAGCTGGTACTGATACTTTTGGTTTATATCCAAACGCTTGTGCTAAGTCAAGTAAGTTTTTTCTTTCTTGAGCGTGTAGTATTAAAGATTCCTTTAACTGTGAGTCTATATAATAGTTGAGTACATCACCAACATATGCTGCCATTTCTAGGAACATCATGCCTGGTGAGGCTTCGTTAAAGTCGTTATAAGTATTTGGGTAGTATTTTTTTGTAAAATCTATTAAACCAGCTTTTAACTGGTCAAAGTCTCTACCAATGTACCTAACTTCTTTTGTTACATCTTTTGTTATAATACTCATTATATAGTTGCTCGTGTTATTTCAAGTTGTATGGACCTGGTGTCAAATTGATTGTTTTTAAGACTAATTGTTATACTAACAAATAGTTTATTGTAATCTTGATCCACGATCACCTCTAGTTCGTTTATAAATATGTAAGATAACCAATACTCAAATTGATCTTCAATAGTTGTTTTTACAGTATCTACTAGTAATTCTGTTTTATTTTCAAACAAAGACTTATAGAGATTACAGCCAAATAATGGCAACATTACCCTCTCACCATGATTTGTTAACAATAAATTTTTAGCATTCGCAGCTGCCTGATCCAGCGTTGTGTAGTTCAGTTTAATTGCACTACCATAATCACCAAAAATAGGTAAATCAATACCTATAGCTCTGTCCTTAGCTAAATCTAATGGATTAAGTCTTATATCTGTTGGCATTAGAACTGCTTTTGTGCCGATATAGCATCAGCTTTTTTCATTAATTGTGAGTAATCTTTCATAAACGGCAGTGTGCTTGTAGATGATGGTAAATCTTGCTCAATATCATCGGCTATATCCATGTTCATCATACTTACTGGTGCTTTTACATCATTTGTTGTAAAGCTAAAATCATCGTATCCAACATCGGCAGATTGCTTAAATTCTGGTGTTAGTGTTGTTTCGCTCAGCACCTGATCCAATATAGGATTACCGGTTATTGTTTTCACCGGTGTCTGCTTATTTGGTATAACTTGTTTTTGGTTATACAATTTTTGTGGCTGTTTTGTTTCAACTAGTATAGCAGACATCTCTTGTCTAACAGCTGCTCTAACCTCTTCTCGGATAACTGCTCTTAATGCCTTTATAAATTCTTTCGTATTCATCTTTCTTTATAAATAGTTTAGTTAATAATTTTACCTATATCCTACAAATGGGAATGGTGGTATACCAGTTGGTGGTGGTGGTGAAACTAGTCCGTTCATACCAATCAACTGCAAATTTAAGTTGGTTGCCAACTCTCTGACTAATCTAGATGCACCTTCATCTGCTTTTGCAAGTAGTGGTTTAAATGGTAGTATATTCAAACAAGTGTATCTGACTCCGTTGAGTGTTGTCCAGCTAAATCCAGTCCAAAAAGCTCTTGTTGCTAAGTTAAATGCAATACTCATTAACTTTAAATCCAAATTTAATGCTCTTTTAACAACGTGTTCTTTTAACCAATCCTCAATATCTTTTTTTATTTTTAATCGTTTTTCGTTTATTCTATCAAACAGTGGTTTAACTGTGTTAGTATATAATTTGTTCAGTTCGGTTTTAATGTTGTTTGCCAACTTTCTAATACCTTCAAATATTGTAACAAGCATTATGTCCATTGACATTGTAGCGTTTGGAAACACCTTTTGTATTAGTGGGTTTTCTGTGAATTGCATTAAAAATGCTCTACTGTCTGCAAAGTAGATTGCTTCTAAATCTGTTAGAAGCGTTCTTATATAAGACTTTTCCAATACACGAAAAGATGCTCTGTCTTCAAAGAATTCTATTATTTGCTTCAAACTTGCATTTTTTAATTTAGGTATTTGTGATATTTTGTTATAAAAATCAACATAACCCTGTGTTAGTCTGTTACTTAATCTATCCTTAAAATCCTTTAGAAAGTTTGTACTAGCCATTTGTGTAGCTATGTTGATAAACAAATCCAACAACAACTCCAATCCAAAATAATAGGATCTTATATCATCCTTTAATTTATTTTTTCTTTGATCTAAGACACGTCTTTCTGCTCCGGTAGCAATATACAACTTTTTTACATCATATACACCATCAATCAACTGTGTTAACGGTCCTTGATTGGCCGTATATCGCCAATTTTGCTTTAGTAGATTGTCTGCTATAGTTGCTGCTCCAGGTATTATCTTGGTTGTAAAAGTGTTTATTGTTTTGAGTGTTGTTTGTATCTTATTTTTTGTATTTTTAATCTTCTCTTTTTTTGCTCGTATAATTTCTGCCTTTGTTTTGCCATCCTTTAAATCACTCTTTAAAGGTACAAGCATAATAAGCTTCATCTCAATATCATCCTTTATTCTCTGTATGGTCTTATTGAGTGCTGCTTGTTGCTTTGCTATGAAATCAGAAATCTTCTTTTGTAATTTTCTAATTTGATCCTCTAAATGTTTAATTGCTAATAATAACACATCACCTACAGTCGGATTCTCTATTGCAGGAGGTCCTATGAAACTAGTTTTATTTTTAACAGACTTCTTATTAACTAGATTTTGCACTTTTTCTGCTAATGTGACAGCGTCTCTTACAAGGGACTCAAAGCTATTCAAGACTTGTATTGCATCATTTGGTTTTTGTTGTAGGTAATCTAAAAACACAAAAGGTGACACTGCTTTGTTAATAACAACTCTGTTTATAATTTGCTGAATTTTAGGATTCTTTAAGCCAATATCACTGTATATCTTATTCATCTCCGCCAATACTAATTGATTACTTGCTTCTGGTGTTAGTGTGTATAACACATCTTGCTTTGTTCTCTCAATGTATTCTTCAAAACCAACTAATGCAAAACGCTCCAAATCCACTCTGAACCTTGTTGCGTTAGTTATGAGCCTTTGTGCTGTGTCAACTATAATTTGTACATCAGATATTGTTGTTCTAACCTGCTTTATCTTCTTAAGGTACTTCTTCTTAAAGTCACTTATAATTTTACCAGCTTTTGCATAAATGCTCTTTTTTCCTGTGCCAGCTTGTTTGTTTGCTAGTTTTTTTAATTTTTCTCGTAATTGTAATTTCTTTTCAGCTAACTTCTGCTCTATCTTTGATGTTAATTTGAGTATAGCTTCTTGTATTCTTCTTCTTAGTTTTATAAAAGCTGGTTCTAGTTTTCTTTTAATAGTATCAAACCTATACAATATCAGTAATACCGGTGTTAACTTCTTGTCTACGTTAGCCAAATCCTTAAAGTAGTTGATGTATTGATCAGGTGATACAAATGCATTAGCTACGTTTATAATAAGTCTTAACGATGATTGTATTTGCTGTGCTAAAAACTTTTTAAAGACCTCTTCCTCAGAACCATCATCCGCGGATGGTAGTTGAGTAATTCTATAATCTAATGTGTTTAGTATTTCTGCTAATACCTGATAATCTCTTATGTTTAAAGTTATCTTAAAATTTCTAAGTGTTGATATTAAAGCTAACTCATTACTGAATCTGGCGTTAAATTCCGTAGTTGTAAGTTGTAATCTAAACTTATCTAAACCAAAAAACAAACTTTCAAGAGTTGAAAACTCTCGATCCAACACTTCTATTAAAGCATTCTTAATTTCCTCTAATAACAGCGGTAATTCTAGTATTTGCTTTTGTATTTCTGCTGCTCTAGCTATTAGTTCATTAATCTGTCTTCTAAATGTTGCCGCTTTCTTGACTAGCAGTGCTATGGATTTTATTGTAGATTTAATGTCCCCTTGCATAATCAACACTTCCCTTGCTTCAAAATAAGTTTGCAGTATCCTTTGCATAGCTCTTTGACGTGTGAGTATGTTGTTTACCGGTACACTTGGTATTGGAAAAGGTGGTGGAGGTGATCCAAGGCCAGGTGCAGGTAATGTTGGTGGTACTGTTCCACCTCCTGGTAATCCTGTTCTCAGAGTCCTAACATAGTTTTGAGTTATAAAGCGAGCCATATCAGCACTGCCACGAGGTTGGCCGGTGTCTAGCTGTGTTAAAAACGGTTGTGTAAATGTTAGCTCGAAATTTATTGGCATTATAGCAAGTAGGATAATTCGTTTGTAAATGTTGACACAGTTTCCTGTGGTGTGTAGGTATGTGGTGTTTTATCACCTCTCCAATACCATATGGATGGATCTTTTGGTCCATAATGTAAAAATCCATAAGATCCAGCATTCTGTACAAGAAAATACAGTAATGTTGGATTGATTAGATTTTTTGGTCCTATCTGCACAATTCTACCACTTAATCTAGGATCACCTGGTATTTTGTTTGGTATTGTGAATACTATCTCTTGGCCACTTGGATCTCTTAATGCTGTTGTGTTGCCAATTAGGGGTGGTTCAAAGCTTAGAGGAGATGTTGCAGCCAAGATTTCAACATATTGATCATCATCTACTTTTAATTTATCTGGACTTTTTATTCTGCCTCTCAACTCTTGAATTACTTGTTCCTTTGTCTTAAACCCATCCATTGGCTCAATTACAAAACCTATATTGGCATAGACCTTTTCTGCCAATGCCGCAAAGCTGTCTTTTACTGCCGATGGTACTACAACATTGTGATATTTTACAAATTTCATATTATTGTGTTATTGGTCCATCTGGATTATTAGACATATTGCCTTGTATAGCGTTTAATAAACTTTGTGGTAGTATTACTGGTGCAACAGTGTTATTTAAATTTGTGTTTGTTGCTGTAGTTGTTGTACCTGATGTTGTATTTCCTGCCGTTGCTATTTCAGTTAATAGAGATGGTGTTGGTAGCTGTGCTGGGTCATCTGTACCCGATGGTACTTGTGGTGCTGCATCTGGTTTATCGTGAGATATACCTTCTATAAATGCAACTGTAGACAGCATTTCAGGTATTCTAGATTGTAAACTTTCTAAATTATACATCATCTCAACAGACATCCTACCGTCTCCAGATGGTGTACGGATTACTGCATCTCTCATAATTACAATAAAGTCCTCTAGTAGATTTGCTAATTTTAAACCCAGTACCATTGGTTCGTAAGCATAGTTGAGTGTTGCGTCTGCTTTTGTTTTAGGTGCAGGTAATTGATCATACTTCTCCCCTCTATTAGGTAATCCTAAATAAATTTCTCCTGTGTTTGAAAATATGTAAACATCATCATCTGCATCAATGTGCACTGACTTTGGTGATGTTATTGTTACACCTTCATTACCACACAAAAACAAATGATCTTTCTTTGCATTAAAGATAAGTCTATCGGAATTAATAATAACAGAACTGCCATTAGCATAAGCATTTCTGTGACCATTGTTTGTTTTATTTAATTGTAGAACATCTTTTATTGACCGTTGTGTTTCTTGGCCAGTCAAATTTACTTGAAAGAGTCTATCTACTTTTTGTTGTAATTCCATTTTGTATTAATTTTGTTTACGTATTCCAATCAGTATAGCTTACATAGCTCTTTAACAATGCAGTATCTTTTGTGTATGTAAAATGCCAATCCTCACCTACAGATCTACCTTCGTACCAGGACCATCCATATTTCCATCCATTCACCTTTAACCACTTTTTAAATTTCTTACCAGATGCATCCACCGCTCTACCCCAACCATGGTTAGATGTTCCTGGGAATGCTACTGCCACAGATCCATTACTTCCTTTTTTCTTTCTCTTGGCTCCTGGTGTTGGTTTTGTATCAGTCCTAGATCCACCCGTAGCTACATACAAGTCCCAATCAAATATTGCTTGTTGAGTTGCATATGGTCTATATCCACCTGATGCACTTATATCCGGAACACCATCTGCTCTTGCAGCTGCCACTAGTCTATCCCACGCTTCTGCTGCTTCTATTTCCAGCGTGATACCCATTGTGGTCTTTTTAAGCTGGGATTGTGATAAGTTACCATTTGTTCCTGCAGGTAGATTTGGATTAATTTGACCCGTATCAAAACCAGCATTATCTCTATCCGCTTCTTGTGCTTCTTGCGCTTCTGTCTCCAATGCTCGTGTTATATCTTCTACTGATTGGAATAAGTCTCCTTCATTAGTCTTAACATCATATCTGTATTTATGAGATTTAAGATCCTGCGATGATGCTATCTTAACTGGCACTGCTTGTGATGTACATAAATAAATTGCTGAATCTATCTCGTTTACTTTTTCAGAATGTGTATCATCAGATGTTGCTCTATTAACAGACAGTATCATAATTGGATTACCTGCTGCTCCACCATTTAAAGACCACTCATTTGCTTTTGTGGTACTCGTACTACCTAAACGTAGTGCTGATCCAAAGCGACCTTGTAGTATGAAATCACCTTCATATGGTTTGAGAGGTGCCTTTCCTTTAATTTTATTATTACCTTGTATAAAACTTTCCGGAGAATCTAACTTCTTCTCAAATCTATGTTCATACTCTGGTGTATATATTGTGCTCGCAATTTTTTCGGGTACCGTTTGACCTATATATGGATCACTATTGAATGTTACACTACGATTACTTGATATTGTTGTTATGTAGTAGTATGTAGATGCAAATTTGCTTTTGTAAGTACTACCCTGAAGTCCCTCTACCAAATAAACTAATTCTCCAGGTAGTGGATATTTTATAATGTTTAAATCTGCTGGGTATGCATATATTTGTATGTCGTCGTCTGATTGTTCTTTAGACACTCCAACTAATCGAACTCTGATTTTACCTATTTCATTAGTGTAATCAATTTCCAATACATGCCCCATCCATATTTCACGGAAGTCATTACCAACTGGTGTTGATGGTATGTGTGGGAGTGTACTTGCCCAACCTTTAAAATATGATCCACCTCCTGATGACATAGTTATGCTAGTCTAGTATAAAGTTGTTCCATTTTTCTACCTCCTTGAGCTATGAGACTATTAGGACTAGATCCTTCCCTCAGACCCTCTTCAGTTCTTGATTTTATTGTGATTGCAGCTAATTGATCTTTATCTACAATTCCAGATTGTATTGCTTTTTTTACATCTGATGCAAATTTAGCAAACCAACCTGATCCATTCCACGAAGCATAAACAAAGTGCATGACTAATCTTGGGTCACTATTAATTACTTGCATCTCAGCTTGAGAAAATCTCCTTGACAATAGTGAAGTGTAATGTGGTTCCATCATTTGCCCAACCAACTCTTTTAGTTGTGGTGCTAAATTACCACCAAAGTGATTCCATGGCCATGTATTAGCAGCATTTGCTGCGTCTATCAATGCCCAAAACTGTTTGCCTGCTGGTGATGTGTTTAATGTTCCACCGGTTTTTCTATCGATTCCAAACATAGTTTCACCACTGCCAGCATATCTACTATCCCTAACTCTGCCATCTTGTAACATTTTTGGATGAAAGTAACCACCTTCAAAATTATCAATAACTAACCCTACCAACTTACCGAAGTCGCTACTATCATAACTACCACTAAAGCCTAGGTTCAATTCAATAATTGGATAACTTAATTGTGGAGGTTCTGGTTTTGTTTCCATAAAATCAGTTTGATCATCGTTAGTAGTTAAGTCTGCTATATTATATAAATAGATGTGTGATTTAAGTTGTGCTGATGTGGATAGTGATACTGGTATGGTTTGTTGTGATGATACATAAACTATAGAATCTGTCTCATCTGATTGCTCATAAGTAATTTCATCAGTAGTTGCTCTATCCGTTGATAGTATCATTATGGGATCTCCAGCAGCCCCTCCTCTTTCAGACCATTCATTGGGAACACCATCTTCTAATATGCTAAGCAAGTCAACTGCTACTGACGTACTACCTAATCTAACTCTTGAACCAAACCTACCCTGTACTATAATATCCCCCTCACTTGGTTTAAGAGATGGTTTATTTTTAACAACATTACCAGTTTCTGTTTTACTTATAAAGGAATCAAAATTTTGTAGCTTTTTTTCAAAGCGACTATTATAGTCCGGAGTAAAATAGGTTAATTCAGCTATGTTAGCTGGTAATGTTCTTCCTATGTAAGGATCACTATTAAATGTTATGCTTCTGTTTGTTGCAAGTACACTGATGTAATAGTATGTGTTTGTGAATTTTGATTTTCTAGTTTGTGCTTGTATACCAACAACAAGCTGTACTAACTCACCCGGTAATGGATACTTAACCATGTTCATGTCAACGGGATATGCTTCCACGTTGATATCATCATCATTGTCCTCTTTTGCAATTCCAAATAATCGCACTCTTATCTTACCAAGCTCGTTTTTATAATCAACACTGAGAACCTGACCAATCCTTAGCCAGCTACTGCCTTGATAAGGTAAGCCACTTGGTATGTAGGGTAGTGTACTTGACCACCCTTTAAAATAAGAGCCATTTGCAGACATTATCTATTTTTATCAAGTAGATCTTGGGCCTCACTAAGTAGCTGTTTACGCTCAGCGTCTGATAATAGACCATCGTCTTTATCTCCTTTATCTGCTGCTATTAGTAATCTTTGTACTATGCTTGCTAATCTAACTAAATGCTCATCGTTTTTTACTGATACCTCTAAGTATTCCTTAATCAAAGGTACCATCATTGATGCATCCGCTACATTTTTTATTAGCGGTTTTAAGCCATCAATTAATCCATTAATTTGTGTTTCTTTTTTCTTTGAGTTGATATAGATATCTCTCAATAGATCAGAAAACTTTTTGTCGTCGAAAACAATAAAATCAGTATTCATGCCTACTTTTATAATAAATAGGCTACTAACTATTTTGTGACGCTTTTACTGGATTGCTTAATTGTTCCTGTAAGTATTTCTGTAATTTTTTGATTTGTACACCTGCTAACCAAGCATCTCTATCGGTGTAGTATCCTTTGGCATCTAATATGGACTTATCCACTAACTGTGGATCAAATTCAAAAGCGTCTAAATTAGGACCACCACTAACTTGCATCCAGGCTTCTAGATCACTTGTAAGCAAGTCTTTTAAATCTTCGTATTTAACTATAATTAACATTAATAGTCTCTGTTCTCAGGTATGTAGTCGTACTCAAGGTATGCACTATACAATCTCACATACTTCTCTTTCATAACCTTCACCATTTTAGTTATCTGCTGAGTTGAAGCATTTGACATTTCTCTGATGTAAATGTATAAAGCTTTTTTATTGAAGATTTCAAGAGATTCTCTTTTGCGAAACAACTCAACTAAAGCAGCTGCTACTTGTCTATCTTGCTTTCTTGGAAAATGCTTTTCTAAATTATCATCCCAGTAATTTATGTAATGATGCATAAATTTATCCAAGTCTGTATTAGTTTGAACTGCCTCAATACTATCAGACACAGTATCGATCTGAGTTGTATCCACTAACTTCTTGAAGTTCTTATTGTTTTGTAGGATCAAGTAGTTTTTAGCTACAATTGAAAAATAGCTAAAAGCCTTACCTTTATTAGCAGTAAACTTTGGTAGCTTTTCTATTAAGAAAGATATAACATCGTGTTGTACTGTTTTAATATCTTGTCCATCAGTATAATAAAATTTAAAAGTGTGAATGATATTCTCAGTTAGTTTTTCAAATGCATACTTTATTTCAGTATCGTAGATTCTACTTCTCTCCATTTGATCAACACAATCATTATATCTGATTATGGCTTCTTCAACCTCAGGGCCGAAGTACATTTTCTTACTTTTGCTCTTTGGCTTCCTCTTTGTTGACATATTTTGTGATAAATTCATATAGATCGTTTATGCAATCTTGTAGTGAGGTAAATGTATGTCCAACTTCGTCATCCGCTCTAAAAGATCCTCTACGATCAATTTCTTCCATTTTATTTTTTGTATCGGTGAATCTATACCAAAGATTAGACACAAATAACACATACGCTTCACTATATTTAAGTGCTTTATTGTACTTAATATAGTTAACATAACTGAGATAACCAAATATAATTGTGGTTAATATGAAAAAGATTAGTAGATAGATCATTTGAACAAATCATTAAACACGTTCAACAATTCTTGCTTATGCGGATCAGTGGTATCTGTTTTATGACTAATCTTTGGTTTAGTACTGCCTTTTAACCACTGTTCATATTCCACCTTAGCTGCAATGCTATCTGCTTGGTGTAGGATATATGGTAGGTTGGATCTTAGTCTTGCGTTCTTATCGTAGGCAATGTAATATGGTTTATTTGACTCATCATATAACCCATCATGTAATTTAATACCAAACCACTCTTTTAATGATACCTGAATACCACGTTGCTGTAATAAAAATAAACTGCGATCTGGTATCAGCATGAACTCAGGTAATGGATTCATTTTATACAAAGCTCCTTGATTCTTTCTGTGCCAGTCAGAATCTTGTGGTATGTACATTTCATTATCCTCATCACCTATTTTACCCAAATCATGGTTAATAGCTGCAAACACGAACTCCTCCATAGTGAAGTCAATATCAGCACCCATCGCTTTCCAAGTTTCAATAACCTTGAATCCTGCCTCAATAACATTCATTACGTGTAATACATAACCACCTGGAAATGCATTGTGATGATGTTCCTTTGATGATGCTGGCATTAGCATGATTCTTTCCTGGTGATCTAGGTATAGCTGTCTTAAATTAGACTGTCTTTCACCGGTAATGTGTAAATCAATATATTCGAGAAACTTGTTGTAATTCTCGACTAATTGTTCTGCTGTTAAATTCATAACCTTATAGTAATTTTGATAATTTATTTAATCTTAACTCAATCTTTTTTCTAACTGTTTTTCGTTTTTCAGTTTTGAGTTTCTTTTTAAGTGTTGTGTACTCATCCATTAAAGACATCTTTTCTTGCTCTCTCTGCTTTTTAGTCTTTTTTGGCTTTTCAATTATTGGTGTAGGAGTTAGTTTACCTTTTAAGGTAGGTTGTTCTACACCTCTATGATAAACAGTACCATCAGCGTGTACAAACTCGGCCATAAACCGCCAACCTTTTGGATAACCAATTTTTTTCTTTTGTGTAGGTGGTTCTTGCATCATCAACATCTCATTTATACAGTAACAACAAGTTACTGATAAGACATCATTTGATACCTTCATTTCCAATCCACAAGTACTACACTCAAGAGTTTTCATCCTCCAATACAATTCTATTCTGAGTTAAGATAACACTTTTTTGGATTTGATCCAACCTCTCCCTAATATACTCTTTTGTTACATAGGGTCGATTATTGTCTAGATCGTTGATTAAATTGCTTAATCCTGATTCAGCTCTATTAAGCTGATCTTCAACATAACTTTTACTTTTCATTTGTTAGTTTTTTGTTAGTGGCTGTATTCTAAACGTTAAATCATACATTGCCACGTAGTATAGTCTGTTATTAATAAACTGTCTTGCCTGGTAAAAAGGTATATCACCATTAGTGTATATTGAATCTAATAACGCTTCGTGATATGACTTTTTGTTTCTCGTTGCAATCCACACTATATAACTATCCTGAATACAGTAAAGCATATCATAATCATCACTCTCCATGTCACCATAGCTATCCTTAAAACCTAAAAGCTCCTCGTAATACTTATACAATGCCTTTTTATCACTTTTTGTAAAAGGCAATAAACCTGGTTCTGGCATAGCTGGTGTCGATAATGCAGTTCGTGCAAGTTGCAGTTCCTTATGTGTATTCTTAAGGAACTGATTAGATATCAACTGACTCAAGCAAGGCATTTTACTTTGTTTTTGGCTTTCTACCGCGCTTGGCAGGTGTTGTGGTTGTAACCGGTGTCGTTGCCTTCTTACTAGTCATACGCTTAGTGGGCGTAGCTGCTACTGTTTGCTTTGCAATTGACTCGGCATATACTTTTACGCTTTCGTATTTAGCAACATAGTCTTGTAATTTACTATTGGCTGCTTTTAGTTTAAACGATAAATACAGTACTGATGCGATAAACGCTACTGAGATAATAGTTGTTGTTAGAATCATAACGATTTTTTATTTTTAAGTTACCATTTTTTTTTCAGAAAATCAACCCTGTCCTTTATATTTCTTTTTATAATTTTTAGAACTCTTCAATTTACTGGTCTTTTTCTTTGAATGTACTCCGGGTCTACTTACTTTTGCTTTTTTCTTGAATCTGCTTTCAGATCCTGTGGATTTTGTTTTTTTGGCCATGTGTGTGTTTTAGTATAAATAGTGTTCTTTGGATTAAAACTATCTATACTTTTCATCACGATCATAAAATCTAATAATTTCAGATTCTACCTTTTTAGGTTTTCTTAGTTTAAGGTTCAACTCTTCTACGTTAACAAGTCTAAAAGGCTCACCTTTCTTTTTCAGATATCTCTGATTTGTACCTTCATAATAAACAGGTCCATTGTACAATTCACCATCAATTCTACGATTGCCAGTACTTGATCTAAAATGATTGCAAGTTACTCTAGCCCATTTACCAGGTCTATATTCTACCTCTAAACAAGCTGCGTCATTAAATGGATACTGTAGTTTGATTTTCTTACTCATATGCTATAAATGGTAATGTTCTGTGTTTTTGATTTTGATCCATGCCATAGCCATAAACTGATTCATCAGAAATTGTAAATCCTTTCCAGTCAGGTTTATGTACTGAAAACTGTCTAGTGAGTAATGATACAGTATATACTTTTATAGCACCCATTTGCTTTATTAGTCTTGCAGCAAAATCCAAAGATGTACCAGTATTACACAGCACATCAATAACAATAACAACTTTATTGTTTATAAGTCTAGCATCTGCACCTTTGTACATATATAACTCATCAGCAGTACCATCATCGGCATATCTACTAACACCACAAGAATCCATAAACACATTAGACTGCAATTGTTTTGATACATCTGCAACGAACATAAAACTTGACTGCTGAATTGGACATAGCACTACATTATTGTTTAGTGCAATGTTATCAATAAATAAAGCACATTCACTAACCTTGTCAGCTATTTGTGATGCACTATATAGAACATTAAACATAGTCATAGATTATGTCCATTAAAGGCTCATGCCTTATAATAGTTTCACATTGCTCAACCCTATCTAAAGGTTTAGCTTCGTTTAATGAAAAAGACCATTTAAATCTACCACGCTCAAAACCAGAAAAATACTCACCATTCTGATTCATTACGATAAGTTTTTTTTCCACCTCTTTTGACCTCCTTTTTTGCCTTCTTTTGTAAGATTTTACGGTCTTTGTCTGAGAGGTAGATAGAACCTTCGGCTCCAATTTCTTGCTCATCGTAGTATTGTTGTAGCTTTTTTGTATTCTTAAACATACAAATAAATTTTAAGGATTCCAAACCTATTAGTAGGATTGATAGTAAGGTCTTCCATTGACTCTAGTGGCTTTTAGTATCTGTTTTCTTTGCCCACCAGTAGACTCGTATGATACATGAACCCAGTCTGGGTTTTGTGTGGTACCATATTCCCATATTAATTGATCAAATACTAAATGATCTTTTATGTAATTAAACACCATTACATTTGTTATACCGTAGTGTTGACCATCCTGATCAAGATCCATAGCTTCACCGGTACAATGTTGTGATGTACGAGAAGACCCAGGTACTGCAGCATTTAATTCTCTGCTACGATATCCAGATGTTATAAAAATTGGCTTACCAAAATGTTGTCTGATTGGTTCAAATATTTTAACAGCTAATAACCTTAAATTATTAAGATGCTCAGGTGTAGGTTTATTGTCTATACCTAGTCTCTTAGCTGTGCTTGATCTTGTCATTTCATCAAGACTCAAGTGTGGTGATAACATAATCATGCAATAACTTTATTATAAATATCAGATTATTTTTTAATTTGTTGACCTAAAAAGTTATAATGATCCCACACATTGTATTGTGGAATTTCTACAAACTGTACAGCAATTGGACCATATTGAACTCTTGTACCATCATAGTCTGTTTGTGATAAAACATAGTAATTAACACCGTTTTTTGGTGTATTATCAATAAAACTATATGTTATAGGTTGATTGCTATTACCAGCACCGGGCACATTGTTAACTAAATACCAATATTCTAAATTATGGGGTGACTGATATATTGTAAAATAATCATTACTTGTTTCAGTTAATGTGGTCCATTCAAGTTTAATCGACTTACCAACTTGCTTACCTTTAAATTCTAATAATGTTATTGGTAGTGGACAATAACAACCTTCTATCAACTCCACATCATCTATTAACCAAGATTCACCGGTAGCATTTGCAGCCATTATGATTTGAAATCCTATTTGGGATATACCAGCAGGTATCATTAAACTAACCTTTGAAGCAGGGCCCACGAAGGTATTTAA